CGCCCGTAGTGAGGCACTCTATACACGACCGAAAACAACGACAATATAGAGTACGATGGACATCCCCCCTACCTGTATTTCGACTTAGTAGAAAACTTGCTCTGCTGGTGGACACTAAGCCAAAGTCAAAAAGCCATTTTCGTTATGTTACCGATATTGTGCCCGCTGGGAAAGCCTTGGTACGGTGTATTTCGATAAAGCACCCTTCTGGGTTGTTTTTGTTTGGTAAGAATTTTAATGTTACACACAATTGCAACATAGGGGACTGGAGGGACATACCCGAGAAAGGGTATAACAAGGCGTGCGTGATAGCAGGAAGACGAGCCGGGAAAAGCGAGGTCGTCGCCGGTTGCGGCGGCTTCAAGCTCTATCTTCTCCTCAACCATAAGAGCCCGCAGGAGTACTTTGGCCTCGTTCCGAACTCCCACATAGACTTCACCTTCCTCGCCCAAGACGACTCCGGATCAAGCCGCCTCTATGACAAGCTGAGAGAGGGTGTCAACCGTGCGCCGTTCTTCGGTCCCTACCTAAAATCATCGAGCGGTAGCCGCTTGGACTTTATAACGGAGGCGGACCGGGGAAAGCGTGACATCACCCCCACGATTAACTGCGAATCCCGCCCCTGTACAACCAATGCCACCCGTTCCCCCTCCAATGTATTCCTGGCCCTTGATGAGTTCGCCCACTTCCGGTCGGAGAAGGGCAGTACCTCGGATGAGGTCTACGGTGCGGCCACGCCGTCCTGCGCTAACTTCCACCATGCCGAGCTCCTGGATGGCACGTGGATAAGCAAGGAGACCCAAGCCCTCCTTGAATCCAAGGACTACCGGGAGTTCCAGGACTCCCTCATTCTCAGCATCTCCAGCCCGTGGACCAAGGTCGGAAAGATGTACGACCTCCACCGCCTCGCCCTAGACAAGGGGGAAAGCTCCGATACCTTCACGATGAGGGTCTCTACGGCGGAGATGAACCCCGGCATCCTTCCCAAGTTCCTGCGTGGAGCGTATGAGGAGAACCCGCTCACGTTCCGGGCGGAATACGGCGGCCAGTTCCTTGACTCCTCAGAATCCTATGTCACCGAATCGCAAATTCGTGCCTGCACGGACGTACAGTACACCGAGGAGCCATTCCCCAAGCCCATCCTCTCCACCGCCCGGCTTAACCTAACATCGTTCCACCCCTCCTGCATCGGCCGCCGGTACTTCTGGGGAGTTGACCTCGGCATGATGAACAACGCCACGGCTGTGGCCATCGGACACTTAGAGCACCGGGGCGGCAAGAACCCTATTGAGCTTGTCTACGACTATATTGACCGCATGATGGTGGGGGAAAAGTTCGAGGGACCCGGCGTTCCCATCCTTCCGGGAATCACCAAGTATGTGGGCTACAAGGCTTTGCCGATTGACGACATTATCCAGTGGCTCCGGGCGCTCAACCGAGTCATGCCTTGTTTCCGAGGGGCTACTGACCAACACGGCGGGCAGCAGCTTATCCAGAACCTTGAACTCAACGACATTAAGCATGTTGAGCTTGTCAACATAACCACCGCCATAAACAGCCAGATGGCATTCGCCCTGAAAGGATACATTGACAACCTGAGGTGCAGGTTCCCGTTTGTCCCTAAGTTCATGGACGAGTTGAGGTTAGTGGAGGCTGAGTTCGTCGGGAACTACCAGATTAGGGTTCAGGCACCCGAAGAAAGGGGGGCGACGGACGACATGTGCGATGCTGTTGAGGAGGTCGCCTATGTAGCCCAGAAGTGGCTCATCGAGGAGGGTGGGCTGAAACAGGACCCGAGCGGGTCAAGCCTCGCCATACAGGAACAGATGATGAAGCCCGCCAAACCCATAGTGTCCTTGGACGATGTATCTATGCAGGACCTCAAGTTCCTTGAAAGGGCGCATAAGATACAAATGAGATTGATGATGACGCCCGGAACTACGGTGGTGAAGAATCCTTTCTACCACCGGGGGCGGAGATAAGGAACATAATCCTGTATACCAAGCCCCTATTAGGGGAGGATTCACCCTGAGAGGACTTACGCTATGTTTATTTTTGCCGACCCACAGCTCGGAGGACCGTTCGAGCTCCTGCTGAAGTGGCTGCCTACCATCGGGTGACCGATGGAGTTCCGGTGTTTTACCACTTTCTTCTTCATAAATGAGGGATAGCCATGGAAACCGACAAGACCCCCGGCAACAGCTACCACCTGACCCATGGTGAGATATCACTCATCCGTGAGGTTATCAAAGAGGGGATGGATAAGCTAGAAATCCGGGCGGACGAACGAAACAAGCGGTATGAGGACAGGTTTAAGGCAAACGAGACTGCCGTGGCCGCAGCCTTGGCGGCCCAGAAGGAGGCCGTTGCCGTTGCCTTTTTAACCTCCGAGCGTGCCATCCTCAAGGCCGAGACTGCCCAGACCGCCTATAACGAGCGCTCCAATGAATTCCGACAAGCGTTGGACGACCAGACGAAGCTGCAGTTAAGCCGTACCGAGGCGTTCCAAGGGTTCAAGACGCAAGATGACAAGCTGGAGGACATCAAGAGTCGGGTCAGCAAGATAGAAAATACTATCATCGGTTGGGCTACTATTACTCCAGCGATAGAGAATCTTAAGGAAAAGATTAGCCTACTGGAAACCAGCATCGCTAGGATAATCAGTACCACAGTAGCGACGGAGAAGGATATCAGCAAGACCGTCTTCTACATAGGCATGGCATTGAGCTTCCTGTTCAGCCTGGTAGGGATGCTGGGAATGATTTACTCGTTCGTAAAGAAGTAGGAGATAACCATGCTTGGACCAAACCTAACGATTTTTGACTCCACTGCTGCTTTGGACGGCAGGTGGTATAAGATTGCCAACTACTCCGCCCTGTCCGTCCACCTTATGGGGCTGGAGGCAAGCTGTGCCATTTGGATTGAGGTCTCGAACAACCCCGAGAACGACCCCAACTATGGGTCCAGCCCACCCATTACCACCGCTGGCGTGCCTGTTGCTTGGATAACCACGGGAGGCATTACCTCGCCCCCTACTAACATCACCGACGAGGCGGACCTTGCCTATTCACTAGACGGGACGCAAGCGATGTGGTCCCCGTCGTGTCTCGTATGGAACTATATCCGAGTGTGCAAGTCGTCCAGCGGGACACCGGTAGACGAGACCGTCGCCCAACTTTTTGGACAAATAAATTCCTGAAACGAAAAAACGAACTTTCCAGAGTATTTATAAGAGGAAGGTTTGTATGTTCATATATCTAATTGTTAACCACGAGACCGAGAAGTATTATGTCGGTCAGCATAAAGGCGAGAACTTAAAACAGTATCTTCAGAAGAAATTATGGGATGCGAAGCGTAAACGCAATGGAAATTCTTGCCTTTATAATTCTATGCGCAAGCACCCTTTCCCTCATCTCTGGTCCATCCATGCCCTCCGTTCTGATATCCAGAATAAAACAGAGCTTGACGAAACCGAGAGGGATTTTATTAGATTCCTGCGGTCGCAGGACCCTGAGTATGGGTATAACATCTGTCGAGGTGGTGAGGGACATACAGGACCCAACTCTCCCGAAGCTCGAATCAAAATTTCCGCAGCATTGCAGAAATTTTATGGCAGTCCCGACTCTCAGGGGATTCGTCAAGAAACCTCTGTTCGTTTCAAAAGATTGTGGGCTAATCCTGAATACAAAAGTAAAGTGTCTGAGTTAGTTCGACAAGGAAGTTTTGGAAAACATCATACGCCGGAGACATGTGAGAAGATACGGAAAATTAGAACAGGTACGCATCACAAGGAAGAGTCCAAAGAGAAGCAACGGCAAAACATGTTACATAGCGAGATGACTGGGGTCAAGGTAATGCAGCAAATGTGGGCTAATCCTGAAATGAAGAGGATTATGGTAGAAAAGAGAAATAACTTAGAAAGTTACTCAAACCGCCACTACTCCTCAGAAGCCCGCATTAAAATTGGAGAAGCCAGCAAAAGGATGTGGGCTAACCCTGAAAATAGGAAATCTATTTTGGGAACTTTGGCAACCGCCACGCTGGGTTTGAAGTGGATACACAGGGGTGATGAAAAACGTCGCATAAATACCACTGAAGTGGGAGCTTATCTTTGCGCTGGATGGATTCTGGGTCAAGGAAACCGTAAACCTCCAAACAAAAATAATCTACTTCGCAATTGAGTAAATATCAGTATCATTGAATAGAGGCTTTCCGGTCAGGGACGCTGAGATGGAATTGACCTAGCGTGTTTGACGCTAACAGGGGGACTTTAGCCCCCCTCTAACCATGGGCACAGAGATGACCCTTGAATGGGTTCTCGCTCCGTGGAAACTGGGACGGCGGCTCTGACCGGGATTATTGTCGCCGTCCTATTTCCTTACCTAATTTTTTACCAAAAAAAGTACTCGACGCCCAGTTGGTGTTTCAACCACCTCTTCTATGGCTCCCGGCATCGTCTTCTGGAGTTCCTTGTGGTAGGAGGAGTCAAGCGGGCACACCGCAACCACCTTGAACCCCTTGGCGATGGCGTGATTCACCTTCGCCCCGATTAAGGTCCCCTTCCAGTCCGCCAAGGCACCAACAGAGACGGGGGCTGGGTTGGGGACAGCTCTTACCGAGACGAAGCGCCCCCTGTTCCTTAGGGGGTCATTGGGGTTTCCTCTTGCGTAAGAGTCAGGGACGGCGTGGCGCTTGTTTCCCAGCCAAGGAGCGCTAAGCTGGATGTCCGCATTCAAGGAAGGGATATACGTTTCCTTAAGCTGCTCATAGAGGCATGTCCTCGGGTACACGGCATCTAAATCCAAAGGTTTGCCGGTGTCCCACTTACCTTTCCAGTTGTTCCTCACCAAGTGGATGGCGTAGGCAGTGTCGGGGACTTGAGTGGTACCCTCTATACATGTCCGTGACCATGGGTTGAATGACACGCTGGAGGGAAGGGGGGTCATGGCGAACTGCTGTATGGCCTCAGTGACGAGGTTCGGTCCTATGTCGGACCAAGCAATCCTCTTCCAGTCCATCCTCCAGCCCTTGTCAATAAGCCACTTCATGGCTTCAGAACCAGCCGGTGCCTTGATATAGTCGCCGTTGACTTGGTCTTTGTGCCCTTGGTCAGGGTACTGGTTCACGAAAATATGTTCGCCTTCGAAGTCAAACGGGCGGACAAGTACAGTGTCAATATCCACCCACCAGTTTCCTTTCTTGAACAGCAGGTTATAGCGGAACCAGTCGGAGAAGTTGGCCATGTTCTGGAACTTGGCGATATCGGACTGCGGGACTATTTCGTTGGCATCCTTGACGACTGTGCCCTTCGGGATGCCCTCTACAGGTTCGTAGGTGTAGAGGTGGAACTCCTCCCCGTAGTGGAGGTAGGAGGCTATGGAGAGCTTTTCCATGTTTGACAGCCTGCCGCCCACCCAGAGAGACTGGATGATGTTGGGTTCCCCCCTGTCCATGAACCTGTACTTTAGTTGTTCGTAGGCGCATCCGGGCGGGAACGTCCTCCCTTTGTCCAGCTTTTCCCAGTTCCACATCTCGTTCCAGAGATGCACAGCATGGGCAGTATTCGAAACTGGTAGGGGAGTAACTTGAGTGAGCTTGGCAATGTCCCACGCCATCACTGGGCAGAGGTCCTGTGGCGGCTGGACATACTTTCTCAGCCCGAACTCCTCCACGGCTGGGACCATCAGCATGGGACCAGTCGTGCTCCACTTGACATTGTTTGGGTTTCCCACTAGCGTTTGGCATTTCTCCCAGAGGCGCTTCATGACGGGGCTTCTCGCAGGTGCTTTGATGTTGCCATTGTTGACCTGCGTGCCGAGGATGGTTATGCCTCGGTTGGCGGACACAATCTCGCTGGAGAACACATATTCCTCCGGGAAGTCGAAGGAGCGCATACATACGGTGTCGGTGTCCACCCACCAGCCGCCTCGGTCAAGAAGCAGCTTGTAGCGGAATAGGTCGGCGAAGATGGCGAGCTTGGGGAACTTTGTGTAGTCTATCAAGGATGGGGGGATGATTTCCTTTGCGTCCTTGAGAGTTGTCCCCTTCGGCACATTGCTGACATCGGTGTAGGTGTAAAGGTGGAAATCGTGCCCATGGCGGAGGAACGAGGATATCCCGAGGCGTTCCATAGGGGAGAGCACCGGACCTATCCATAAGCTTTGAACCACATGATTATCGGTCATCGGGAGTGTTTCTCCTCTATGTCTTCGCTGGAACTATGTGAATTACAACACGCTCTTTCTGTAAATATACCAAGGAAACCCTCTTTGCGAGTTCGTTCAACGCTTGCCTTACCCCCGGCCAGTAGTCCCCGTAATCATCCCAGAGAACCACTCCGTTAGGACGAGCAATTTTGAGAGCTGCTTCACTGTCATGCTTGCATACCTCATACGAATGACCGCCATCCACAAAAACCAGACCATACCTGTTGAGGTGTGGCACGAAATCAAACGTCAAGGAATTGCCTGACAGGAACTCTATCCGTGGACAGCTCTTGGCTATTTCAATAACCGTGTAATCCCCGTAGGATGCCTGTTCTATGTTGGACATTGAGTCATCCGTGGGAATGTCTAAAGTAACTACCACGCCGCTCTCTAAGTTCTGTGCAATCTTGTAGGCGGTGTTTCCCCGGAATGTGCCGAACTCAAAGACCGGGGAGTATCCCGATGCCGCCAACCGGCAGAGAAGGGCCATGCCGGGCGGGTTTAACATATCCCCCCAGACAAGACCGCTTCCGTCAAGCGTAATGCCGGTCTTTCCCTCCGGTAGTGTTAGCACATCGTCGATGCTGCCAACGAATCTCATATTCATAAGTGTTTTACCTTTTCAGTTTCCTTAAGAATCCAAGCACACCCACCGGTCTGGCATGATGTGCAGGCTATCCTGAGTTCCATCCTTAATCGCTCCCCCCGCTTTAGCCCACCACTTTCTAGGACCCACCACCATCCTGTCCTTCTGATTGTCCCCGAGCCAAGCCCCCCACCACGAGAAGGAACTGTTGGCGATGACGGCATGGCGGCATTGGCGCATCAACCAGAGGTCAATCTGGGGACTCCCTCCCCCTACGGTAACCGTTTCCCATCCTGGCATATTCTCCCTGCACCAGCCGACATTGTCAGAAAAGACGAAGACATTCGGTGAGGGGAACCTCTCAGAGATTTTTGCCACCGCTTTTTGATAGTACTCCATGCTCATCAGGAGCCACTCTTCCGCACCTTGTGGAGAGAGGTACCAATCGCTACGCCTTACATGCACGAATACGCTATTGGAGTTTCTCATCTTTGCGGCAAGAGCTTCCGCTTCAGGAGGAATGAAAAGAGAGGGAGCAGGCAGAAACTCCTTCCGTATCGTGTCTTGGAACTCCTTGAAGTAATCCTCACTCCAGAACAGCCCGTACACATTCGTAGGGTGCTCTATTTTCAGCCACTTGGGGTCAAAGGCTACTTCCGCATAGACATAGTTTTCCATCCGCCAGGGACCAAACTCTAGCCGAGGTCCAAATTCCACCTTGGTGTTGAGCAGGTCAAGCCCGTAGACCTCATGAGACCTGAGCGGGAGGCACAGTCGGGAATCTTCTCTATTATGGCAGCCATCAGGATTCAGGCTAAAGGTTACGGTATGGCCCCGCAACTGGTGCGCCCGCCCAAAGGCATATTGAAGCATTTGGTTTCCTAGACCGTTAGCAAGAATAACATTTATCTGAGCCATACGCTTTTTGAGTCTTCCTTAGCCGAATCTGCAAACCAGAGGATTCGTCTTTTCATGGAGTCGGATGATGTCATCCTTGATTTCAAACACCCAGGTTGGGAGTCTGCCCAAGACGTAGCTCTCCAAGTCTGGCAGTGTTGGATAAGAGTTTATTCCATTGAACTCCCTGGCATCGTCAATCAGGATAACACAGCTCGGACACAAGGAAAATATGGTGTCCAATTCTTGCAAAATCGGGGTGTCAATGTCTCCCCGTGCCGTATCACCTGCGGAATAATGGGCGTCTAGCCAGAAGAGGGGTTTTTTGGTCAACAGGGGGAGCATCTCCTTTAGAACCTTCCCGCTATCCCCCAAAAACAGGTGAACCTTGGGATTCCCGTTGAATATGTACTTTGCACGCGCATAGAAATTGAGTCCTAGTTCTATCGAATAAATGTTGGAAAAATACGGGAGCATGGCAGAGACGGTTAGCCCCAAGTAAGTGCCGGTTTCGACGAGGATATTCAAGCCGAATATTTTGGCGTACTCTACGATTGTAGCGTGCTTTATCGTATAGCCCCAGTCGTTCGGCAAGGAGGTCGTAGGGATGAACCCAATCAGAGCCTCATCCACTTTTCCTCCAGTCCGTAGTCTGTCTTTAAGATGGTTTCGGGTATTTGACTCTCATAAGTCAGGAAAGCTCCCGTTGTGGCGGTCATTCCTAGCCTATCGGCTATAACTGACGCTGCGGACAAATCATGCCTGTGCCCACAGACTCGGGGGTCTTGGGAGACCTCATGGTTATTGTTGGTCCACGCCCCACGGAATGATCCGTTATTAGCCGCATCCATCCACTGGGAGAGAAAGTCACGGGCAATATTCGTTTTGAGGTCCAATCCTAACGAATGTGTAGCGAGCTTCGGAATCTTAAATGACTGCTCACGGGTGATACCCAGCAAGGGCAGGGCTGCATCGCTGGTCCAGTTTCCCACATTTGGCTGGGGAGCACGTGGAAACCAATACCCGACCCTCTCCACCAGTTCCCATATCGGCGAAAGCGACCTGCACGCCACGACAGACGTATCCGCCCACAGGATTGATGTGAACCCCGCCCTTACTGCTGCTTGAACGGCGTAGACCTTAGATGCATACGGTATGTCTTCCGGCTTCGGGCAGCCAGAAGGCACTACCTTATAGACCAATATCGCCGCATCCTCTCCGTATGTTAGAAACCCCACCGTCCACCGCTTTAGCTTATCAGCAAATGGTCTTCCAGGACGGTGCCTATCTTCTCCCGGTGCGGTGGTTATGATAACTCTGCTTGTTTCCATTGTTCAGTATCCCACCTTTATCCATCTCTCAGGGGTGATGTCCCCGGTATCCAAGCCAGCAAGGGCGGGACCGAACCACCGCTTTGGACCCACCACAATCCTGTTTTCCTGCTCGTCCCCCAGCCAAGCACCCCACCATGAAAATGAGCTATTAGCGATGACGGCATGACGGCACAGGCTCATCAACCACAAATCCTCGTGCTCCGTGCCTGACTGGTCAGAGCCGAACATCCTGCCGCCCGGCTTATTGTGAGCCACAACCGTAAACTCGGAGGGAAAAGCCACCTTGCACCATTCAGGGTCGTCGGAGAAGACGAAGAATTTGGCGTTCGGAACCTTCTGGCAGATAAGCTTCATGGCGGCGGCATAGTAATTCATCGTCAGGTTCGTATGGTATTCTGATAGCGTTGTGAAGTCTGTTCTACGGATATGCAGGAAGGCGCTCTTCTCATCAAGAGAGATAATCTCTTCCGCCACCGCTTGGGATTTGTCGCTCATAGTACGGGGAGAAAAACAAACTCTTATAATAGGCCTATTGAAGTACTTCTCTGTAAACCAGTACCCCTCAAACAGCACGTTTTTTGGCATCGTATAGACTTGTGGATTAAAGGAAAAGGGGGATTCGTGGTATACAGGGTTTTTAGGTTCCGACACAAATTTTATTGGGACATCGAAGACCCCCAAAGCGTAGCACCTCTTGGGGTCGGAGTCACAGTAATCACGGGTGAAGAACAGGTCCTCCTTCTTTGCCAGCGACACTGACCTCCCGAAGGCATACTGGAACATCTGGTTGCCGAGTCCCCCTTTAAGACGCACTATCATAGAATTTTCTTTTTCATATAAGTTCACACATGTAATTAGTCGGACCGTCAAAAAATTCCTCCGACTCCCTGTAAGACTCTACCGGCCACAAGCCGTCTGCCAGGACTCGGAAGAGGCGATATTGAGGAGAGAGCAGATAGAAAAAGTCTTGGAAGAAGGTCCTTGAGTCGATATTGCATCCACCAAACTCAAACTGGATGAAGTCAACCCCCCGTTGCTCCAGAATCTTCTTAGCTCCCTTGAGAACCTGAAGCTCATGTCCTTCAACATCCATCTTCAGAAAGTGGATATGCTGGATGCCCATCGTTTGACAAAATTCGTCGAGTGTCAGTACAGAAATACTCTCCGTCTTGTCCAACACTATCCCAAAATGTTTAAGATTGCGGTTATAGAAAGACGAAAGCCCGGAGTTACTATTTGAGTATAGCAAAGCGAAACCACTTTGTTCCCCGAAGGCTAGCCGGTGAAGCTCAGCCGCCTCGCCAAGCCGCTGCCGCAGGACCTCAAAGGTACCTAACGATGGCTCAAAAGCGTGAATTACCGCCTCGCCAGCAAAGATGTTCGATAAAAACCGGGTGTATTCCCCTTCGTTAGCTCCCACATCAAACAAAATATAGGGCTCACAATACTTTTTCAGCAATTCACCTCTTATTTTTTGAATCGCTTGATATTCTCCGCTAGACTCAAACCCGCCACCCATCCCGAAGTTCATCCCACGGCGGGCGTTCTGGAACATTGATTGAAGCTCCTCTTGTCTTCTTTCCTGTTCTAATGTAAAGCCGCTCGATAAGCTCATAGCCTTTTCATCTCCAAGTATTTCTCAAACATCACTGTTGGGAAGTAACTCTCCTTCCATTTAGAGATGGAGCTAAGATGATAGGAGATACCTTTCCCGTCCATCGTGTATCCGGGGGAAAACCTATACCTGCTGTCGGCATGCAAAGGAATATTGCCTCTCTTCATCGCCAAAGCCACAAGCACGTCGTCATACCCGTCATCTCTTACAGGCTCCTCTACTACGAGACGCATCGCCTTCTCACTCAGCATGAATCCCGACCCTCCGCTGGCGAACGGGGTAGCGACCCCTTGGCTATAAAGACCGCCGACATAATCATGCTTGTCGAACCCACTATCCAAAAGGTTTTGGACATTTACCAAGGTGTCAATGTCCACCTTGAAGGCAAAGTTAAACCCTTGATCCAATGCCCACTGGAAGATACCCTTCATCTTAACGGGTATTAACGAGTAGTCGTCCGGGGCGTCCAAGAAGACCTCGTCTTCCAAAGCATCCTGAACGATGGGGTTGCCGAGGAAGAACCGATAGGATACCCCGTGGGGTATGTCCCGTACCCATGTTTGCCTTTGTGCAAATTGCCACTCCCTGTGTTTATGACAACTGGTGATGGCGATGAGCAGGCGGGGATTACTCATAGGGTTCCTTTTACGGTCTCAGCCGCTTTGACTTGGGTCTCAATCCAAGGGTAGGTTAGTTGGATGCCCTCTTTAAGGAATATCTTGGGTTTCCAACCCGTTGAGTAGATGCGGGCATTGCTGAAGTTACGGGATTGAACACCGACCGGACCGTTGATGTGTGTAATACAGATTTTCTTACCGGCTACATCGGCAACCGTAGCCACCAGTTCATTCACTGTCGCATACTGCGGGCACCCGATATTGGCAGCTCCGTGCAAGTCGGAATGCATAAGCCTAAAAATGCCGTCAACCATATCGTTGACGTGTGTGTATGAGCGCACAGCGGTTCCGTCACCCCAAACCTCAATCGTATCCCCATCCGCAGCCTCAGCCACCTTGCGACAGATGGCCGCAGGAGCCTTTTCCCGCCCCCCACGCCAAGTACCCTCCGCACCATAGCAGTTCTGGAAGCGGGCGATACGCACCTGCACCCCATAGCGGCGCTCGTATGCCATTGCCACACGCTCAGAATAGAGTTTTTCCCACCCATACTCATTGTCCGGATTGGCGGGAGTGGCCTCTGTTTCCATCATTTCCGGCTCTCCGAATATCATATCACGGTAGACGCAGACAGACGAAGAGAAGAAGTACCGAGAGATGCCCATTGTCGCCGCTGCCTGCGTCATATGAATGTTTATCAGTGCATTGTTATGCATGATTTCACACTCAGCAGAATGTATGAAGCCCATCCCACCCATATCGGCGGCCAACTGATAGACCTCATCAAACTTCTCCGTGTCTAAGCTGAGTGCAGCGTGACAACTATATTTATCTCGAAGGTCAAGACGAAAGAATGTGTCTGCAGCGGTCGGACAAAATTCATGCTCCTTGATATCCACGCCACGAACCCAATAACCCTCTCGTTTCAACCTCTTTATCAGGTGACCACCAATGAAGCCCCCTGCTCCACAGACGAGTGCCTTTTTCATGTTGTTCTCCTACTCTACAGTGTTCCTTTCGTGATTTCTTCCACGCTTGCCCAAGGTACTCCTACAAAAGAAGGCGGAAGCAGCCTTTTTGGCGATGCATTTCCGGGATGTATCGTGCTTGCTATCAGCCGCTCATCCTCCAAGTCCACCCAGCGATTCTTAGGAATCCGGTTCATAAAGTTTGTGTCCGCCCCACGTGTGAGGTTGTCAAACTTGTTGTTCTCCCAAGCCGACCGCCTCCAAGCGGGTGCGGCCAGCCACTTCTGGTGAGTCTGGTTGACATACCGAAATGCCTTCTGGGTTCCTAAGACGTAATAAAATAGCCGACTCGTCCCTACGATGTCCTTTGCGGGATTATCTATGAGTGGTTGAACCTGCTTCCTGACCCTGTCCGGGGCATACCAGTCGTCATCGTCAAGAACGCACGCCAGAGCGCCCGTGGAGCATCCCATGCACAGGTTCATGAGGTTCCCGTGGGACAGGCGTTCTCCGGGGTGCCGGACATACCGGATGCGGGGGTCGGCGGGGAGGAGGTCCTTGATGGGGGTTTCACTATTATCAACAATTACCCATTCTAAATTGGTGTAGTCCTGCGAAAGGAAACATTGGATACATTTCGGCCAGAAATCACGCCGATTGTAAGTTGGAGTTAAGCATGAAACTAAGGGGGAGGCGGGCATTAAGGTTGATGTCATCATTATTCGTTTTTCCTCTTATAATTTTCCTCTCCTCTAGCTCTATTTCGTTGCGCCAAGTCAGGGCGTTTCTTCCTGAACATCGGATGATTGGAGACACACAAATGGAGAGAAGTCTACCCCAGGAATACGGGCGGTTAAGGTCTCTTGTAGGCATGAGACGAGCATATAGGTTCAATACCTCTCTTCCTGCGTTCCTTGCGTTCCTTCTCAAAGGTTCGCAGATACCGAGTCGCCTCGGCGAGAAGCGCTTGGTTGTCCTGGAAAGCCCTCAACCCACGGTTGCACCGAGAGCAGAGGATGCCCCTGACCTCTCTTGTGGCATGGTCATGGTCAATATGGGACGCTTGTCCTCCTCGGAAGGGGATTGGTTCCCGG